CGATTTGCTGTAGAGCCGCCACCCGCAAGTTTCAAAATGTTACTAGCCTTGCGGAGTTTTGTACGTAGGAGAGTCAGAGAGCTCTATCCTCCTATTGCTAGTGACGCTGATACTACTGTGGAATATTGGCTTTCTAAGACCAATTACACTCAAGCAAGGAAAGATCAGCTACTGAGGAAGTGGCTAGAGGTGACCAACATTTTCGACCCAAAGTATTCGAAATGTAAATCTTTCCAGAAAGACGAGTGTTACACTGACTACAAGCACGCCCGTGGTATCAATTCAAGAACTGATGAGTTCAAATGTGCAGTAGGTCCCATTTTTAAATTGATGGAGGAGATTGTCTATCAGGACCCCGATTTCATCAAGCATGTCCCGGTTGCGGAACGTCCCGACTACATTATGCAGAGATTGTATATTGAAGGAGGATTCTATCTAGCAACTGACTACACTTCGTTTGAAGCTTTGTTTACCAGTATACTGATGCAAGTTTGTGAATTTGAGCTCTATAGTTACATGGTTTCAGAGTTGCCCAATAAAGACCAATTCATGCGTTTGTTAAATGTAATGTTGGCTACGAATGTTTTCAGTATAAGTACCTCACTGTCCATATCGAGGCGACCCGAATGAGTGGTGAGATGAATACTTCGCTAGGAAATGGATTCTCCAACAAAATGTTCATGGAATTTGTTGTCGAGATGTTGCTCAAAGGAAAGCTTGTGAAAAATGTGGAGGGAGATGATGGTCTCACTGTCGTGGCCGCCCCAAAGATGCCGAGTACTGAGTTTCAACAGCTAGGTTTGGATATCAAGCTGGAGGTTCATCGTAACATTAATGAAGCTAGTTTTTGTGGAATTGTTTTTGATTCAGAAGATCGTGTCAATGTTGTCAATCCGATTCAGTTGTTAGTTGAGTTTGGTTGGACAACCCGTCAGTATGCAAAAGCAAGACCCTCGACAAGATTAGCTCTTCTTAGATGCAAAGCGTTGTCTTATGCGCATCAATACCCTGGTTGCCCCATTGTCGGAGCATTAGCCGACTATGGACTTCGTGTAACAAGGGGACGATCGCAACAGGCACGGGATGTGATCAGGAAGAGTAAAATGTCAAGCTGGTACATTGATAGTGTGAATAATGCCTTTAAGGACGAAAAGAAGCTCATAGGGAAGAGCAAAATGCCCCCTTTAAATACAAGGCTCTTAGTGGAGAAGCTATATGGTGTGAGTGTTGATACGCAGATTGAAATAGAAACATATCTGAACTCACTAACCGTTCTCCAGCCGTTAGACCTTCCTCAGGTCATGTCTATGGCACCCCAGAGTTGGTCTGACTACTTTGAGAAGTACTCATCGTGTGTCAGCCAGAAGGATTCCTATATGGAATATCCCGCTCAGCTCTGGCCTTTACTCACTCCAAAAGAGTGGGTATTGCGTTAAGTTACACGTAGAAGACAACGGCCCCATCATCTGCTATTCTGCGGAGTCGATGATGTGTGGCCTGGTAGTTGCAGTTGGCTATCCGTTGGGTATAACGAGAAATATCCTATCCTTGCGTCTTTGACTACAAGGAGAAAAGCCGGTACATTTCCTAACTACTTGGTTAGTTAGACGTTGTACTCGCCGCCCCGGTTTGGGCTTAGTTCTTCGGAGCATAACCGACACACGCTAGTCTAGGGGGTCCAATCTTGCCTTAGGTCTAGTAGTCTGTGCATTGACTGTTTGACTGACGTCGTTAGCTGCAGAGGCATTAAGTTGTCTTTCCGGTTGACTTCAGTCGGTACCTTGCAAATCAGACAAACAATTACAAGATGTCCAATGTCAAAAGAGGAGTACACGACACCTCTAATAAGGGAAAAGGATCGGGCCCTGCCGACTCATCCCACAAATCCAAACGACAGGTCTGGTGTGACTATTGCGGAAGAGCGGGTCATGGAACCCATGATTGTCATTGGAGAAAAGCTGTCAAAAAGAAACAAGCTTCGTATGTCCCTGTTTCGAAGCAAGCCCCGGTTGACACTCGCAATGAAGATGTCAAGAAAGACGAGTCCCAAGGTAGCTCTGTTAACGTCCGTGGCGATAGTGCCACCGAAAAAGACAGTGTAGTGACTGCTGTCACCACTACAGAGGTAATACCCAAAGACCCAACCCCGGTTACTGATGTTGTGAAGGAACCCGTAACTTTGGACGTCCCTAAAAATAATACAACTCATGTTGCACATAAACCTCCCGTGCAGCATTCTGGACCAAAAGGAAATAAATCCTTAGGGGAGGTGAAACTGCTCTCACAGTTGACTGAGTTGACTGCTCAGGAGGCAGGTGCTAGAGATGCTCTTAAGGAGATGCGGAAGGATCTGACGGAAAATCAGGCGATGATAGTGGCTTTGGAAAAAGGCAAGGATGATCTGGAGGAGAAATACAACAAGACAGTTGATAAGTTGGAAAAATTCAACCGTGACATTTCTATCGAACTTGAAGGAAGATGTATGGGTGCTGAAGTTAACTTCGGTCGCTCCATTAAACAAGTTTGGTGGTGGTCTTGGATGATGACGGCAATTTACTGTTTTGTAGTTTCATTTGGTGTTTTGGCTTTTGTTGTGAATATGACAGACCAAAATCAGTATTTCAGAATGTGCCAGAGATCTTTGTTTTATGATAGGAATAGGATGGTACCGGTGAATGGTTCTCATGTAATGGGAATTGATTACTGCTTCTTTGTCCATGTTCTTGTCCGTCCGGTGTCATTTTTCGTCTGGTTGTTGTTGATTGCACTGCGTGTCCCGTTCCATATGAGATTACCACATAAGCGCGAATTTACATTGAAAGTCCTTGAACTGGATCAGCGTGAATTTCCTGATCTGAGGCCAGACGTTCTGTCATTCGGGGAGCTCAAACACAAAGACCCATTATTAGCGCGAGTCGTCATTGTCAGGAATTGGCGGCGATTTTATGATCGGTATTCCAAGACTCAATTGGTTTCTCTCGAGTTACTTGCTCAACTAATGACCCCAAAAACTGCCCCGCTGGACTCTGACCCAGCAACCGTATGGAAAAGAATGAACTTTTCTGCTGCTAGTTTTCATTCAGTGAATGTAGATCGCTATTCAGTGTTGGACCGTGATTATGTGGTCCAGAATACTGTTAAGATGGCCTATATCTATTACCTGGATATGATTAGGAGCAAGGAGGTTCCGGCTTTTCTATAGACACCAGCTTCTCTAAAGCCGGCTCACAAATAGTTGTCACCTATGGGTATAGGTACCGGGAAGTCAATCTCCCAGCCCTGCGCAGGTCGAAATCGAGTGTTAGAATAGTTCCTAATAGACTCGTTCAAGACTTAGCCTACAGGCCAGTGGTGCAAGTTTCACTGGGTTGCCATGTCGAGGGACTGGCATTGCCTCACCCATGCCCTTATGATAGGGACACTATGATAGCTGGTGTCTGCAAGCGATTTGCTGTAGAGCCGCCACCCGCAAGTTTCAAAATGTTACTAGCCTTGCGGAGTTTTGTACGTAGGAGAGTCAGAGAGCTCTATCCTCCTATTGCTAGTGACGCTGATACTACTGTGGAA